GGCATGCTGATATGGAAACTGTTAATTTTAGAACAGCATTTATTAATTCTGGTCTTACACCTAAACAAAATCTAATCTGGGAAAAAGATGTTTTAGTAATGGGAAGACAGGATTATCATTGGCAACATGAACCTTGTCTTTATGGATGGAAAGAAGGAGCTGCTCACGGATGGTATTCAGATAGAAAACAAACCACTATTCTAAAATTTGTAAGACCTAAAAAAAGTAAGGAACATCCTACCATGAAGCCTGTTCCATTAATTGCTTATCAAATAGGAAACAGCAGTAAACAAGGAGATATAGTAGCAGATGGATTTGGAGGATCAGGTACGACAATGGTTGCTGCTCATCAATTAGGTCGAAAAGGATATTTAGTAGAATTCGATCCTAAATACTGCCAAGTCATAGTCGATAGGATGCTTAAATTAGACCCTACACTGCAAATCAAAAGGAACGGTCAGCCTTATCTGCCCGAAGGTACTAATCAAGGAAAAAACAAGGATGCCAAACCCGGAGAATCTTGAAAAAGGAAAATGGAAAAAAGGCCAATCTGGTAATCCTGCTGGCAGGCCTAAAAAGCTACCTGAGTTAAGGGAATTGCTGGCAAATGTCCTTGGCGATGAGAAGGATGGCAAGACAGCTGCTGAGGCTATATTAATGGCTCTGAGAGCCAAGGCTACCAAGGGCGATGTCAGGGCAGCAGAGTTACTTCTGGACAGAGCCTATGGAAAGGCTAAGCTGGACATTGACCTAGAAGGCTCAATCAATAGAGTAATCATGCCACAGCCTGTAACCAGGAGGGCAACTGAACCAGAAGCCTAATGGCACAGGTTGATCTCTCATGTCCTGACCTTTGGCAGGAGAAGTATCTTGATGCAGTAACTGACCCAAAGACTTATAACATACTATGGGGCGGAGCTGGTTCAGGCAAGAGCCAGACCATGATTCAGCTATTTCTGGCTGAGATATGCGACAATAAGGCCAATCAATTCCAAACCTTCTTTGTCATTCGCAAAGTAGCTGCCACCATCAGGAACTCAGTCTTTGCTGACTTCCGGAACAAGATTAGCCAATGGGGATTGGAGAAGCTCATCAAAGCTAAGACAGGCTACATGGAGCTTCAATCAGGCACTAATAAGATTGTGTTCTTGGGTTGTGATGATCCTGAGAAGCTCAAGTCATTGAGCCAGGCTAAGTACATCTGGATTGAAGAAGCAACTGAGCTGACTCTGGAGGACTTCACTCAGATAACTCTGCGACTCAGGGGTAAGTCAGAGCATCCTAAGCGTTTCTTTCTGACATTCAATCCGGTCTCAGACTCACACTGGATAAAGAAGCGGTTCTTTGATGATGTGCCACAAAAAGAGGCTAATCAGATTCTCCGGTTGCATGGGACTTACAAGGATGCATTAGCCTTTCTCGATGATGAGTATGTAACCAGGATGGAGGCTCTCAAGTCAGTGAGCCAAACTTACTATGAAGTTTATGCTCTTGGGCAGTGGGGCATCTGGGATAGGGAATCACTATTTGCCACCAGTTTTGACTACTCGAAGCATGTTTATGATGGCTACATCAAGGCCTCACCTACGCATAATCTTTACCTGGCATTTGACTTCAATGTTACCAATACCTGCGTGGTAAGTCAGTACATTAAAAACTCCGAGGATGGTATCTATTATGCCACAATCAATGTCATCAAGGTTTATCGGGTAGGAGACCTAGCAGCACTATGTCAGCTCATCAAGCAGGAGTTCCCTGACATGACCTACATCATCAATGGAGATGCATCAGGAGCAAGCAGGAATGCCTTCACTCAGGACAACATCAGTGCCTATGCCCTTATCAAGAACTACCTTGGCATTACAGACATGCAGATTCAAGTGCCAAGAGCCAACCCTAGCCACATTGCCAGCAGGCTTGTAACCATCCTTGTCCTACAAAAAGCCAAAATGCAGATAAGTGGGAAGAGGTGTGATGAGTTAGTAACTGACCTTAAAGAGGCCAAGGTAAGCAGGCAAGGAAGCCTTGATGCCTGGAAGAATAAGAACCCGGATAAGTCTCACGCACTGGATGCATTTCGCTATTTCATTTTCTCTAACTTTGCAGAGATAACTTCAAACTTCAATCTCGAAAAGTATGGCACTATGTTGCAGTGATTGTTACAAGGTCTGCGAGCCTCTCAATGGCTGCCCATTCGCATTTTACATCCATGTGCCAAACAATTACCAAGGCTCTGACATTGTGGTCAGAATCACTAAGCCGGGAGTAAATGTCATTGTTGAGCAGCTGCTAAGCATTGACCTAGATGGCTATGTTGAGCTAGACCTAGCCGGAATGCCCGATGGCTTTATCAATAGCTATGGAGGACAGTACTCAATCAGTTTCTTTGAGCCTAACACAGTCAATCCATACATCTTCACTCCGACTGATGGCAAGGAGTATGACAGCATCTGCCTTAGCTTTGCCAACACCATCAGCAATCAAACTGACAACATAATTATTTTCAACATATTTACTGCCTAAACCAATGAATTATGATTTTAATGCAAGTTGTGGAGGTAAGCGCAGAGGCTGTTGCATCATTCCACTCAATTTCGAGCCTGATGACCTTGATGCTGATTGCACTGATTTGTGCAACTTTCTCATTATTTCTGGATTATCTACTGGAGGATCACCCATTTGGGCAGTGGTATCTGTTCCAGCTTCAGAAGTTGCCGACTTTATGGGCCAAGCCACTTGGTGAATGTCCTTACTGCTCAGGGGCATGGCAGTACCTGGTTATCTCATGCCTTATGTTTGACTATCCATTCTATTTATGTTCAATATTTTTAGGTCTAAACCACCTGTTTCTGCTCCTCCTGTCATTAGTCCAGAGACAGATACTATCCAAACTGAAACGGGGAAACCTCGATATAGGGGAGTAGCTCCGGCTGAGCGATGGGATCAAATTGAGTATGCCTTCACATCAGGAGGCATTAACTACTTCCGATTTGTCTCAGAGGTAAATGTGCCATTCCAGAGGGCAGTTGCTGCGAGGGATATATTCACAGAAGAGCTTTGGCAGATTAACCCTGACTTTCTAAGAGGATGGAACAATGGCCTAATCAACCTGCTCATGGATAAGCGAAAGAAAGATGATAAGAAGCTGTATGAGATAGGCGTGATGGCATCCAGGCTAAAGGAGCAGATGGATATGTCTGTGAGCTTACTCAGGCAGCTAAAGCTGGCAACTGTTGTTTATTTTGATGAGCAGGAGAATCCTCTGGACTATCAATACCCATACAACAAGACCAAACTGGAGCATTGGATGAAGCACAATGATGTGGAGGGTTTTTTTTTGAATCTGCCGGAGTACGCCTATCTGCCCTCTTTGACAGAGTACAGCATGAATTTCCCGAGCTATTTGCAGGCAGAAACGCTGCAAAGCCTAAACAACCTGAAACACATTATTGGACTGCAATCACTAGACAGCACAGACAAAGATTTGATGAGCAGTTTAGAGTCTCAGGTGGAGATCCTGTCAGAGCTAAATTCCTGGTCGAAAGGCCAATCTATGAATACTATTTAATCGTGAGCAGCTATATTGCAGCTCAGAAGAACAGAAAGGGTAATTAGATTTGTGTTTGTTTTTAAGCCATGAAAAGGCCACTGAATTTCGGTGGCTTTTTTAATTGTTATCTTTGAAGCCTAAAGACAAGCTAATGGCTACTATTTCAACGAATGACATTAAGATCAGGTATGACATTGACCTGAGTAAGCTGCAACAGGCCACCTCTGAGTTTGATAAGATAACAGCAGAGGAAAGGCAGTTGCTTGCTGAGCTTGGCAAGCTCAAGAAGCAGTTTGATGAAGTAGGAGACAAGGCTAAGAAGTCTGGAAAAGATGCTGGTGATGCTATGGGTGGCATGGGAGCAGTTGCTGCCAAGGTTGGCCCAGTCATAGCCGGAATATTTGCAGCAGATAAGATTATTGGGTTCACAAAGGAGGTAATTGCTGTTACTGCTGAGTTTCAAAAGCTAGGGGCAATCCTAAAAAATACACTTGGCAGCAATAGCGCAGCACAAGGAGCATTAACCAGGATTCAGGAATTTGCTGCTCAGACTCCATTTTCAGTTCAAGAGCTTACTGCCTCATTTGTTAAGCTTGCAAATCAAGGCTTTACTCCTACCAATGCTCAACTTAGAAAGCTAGGAGACTTAGCAAGCAGTACAGGTAAGAACTTTGACCAGCTGACAGAGGCCATTATTGATGCTCAGACCGGAGAGTTTGAGCGATTAAAGGAGTTTGGCATTAGGGCAAGTAGGGCAGGTGATCAAGTTACATTTACATTCAAAGGAGTTCAGACTCAAACCAAGTTTACTAATGAGGCCATCCGTGAATATTTACTTTCATTGGGTGATTTAGAGGGGGTAAGTGGCTCAATGGCTGCCGTATCTGGTACTCTCGGAGGCCAGATAAGTAATTTAGGAGATGCATGGGATAACCTGTTGAATACAATAGGAACAAGACTTGCACCAGTTTTTTCTGGTGTACTAAAGGTTACTGCAAAATTCCTTGGTGCGCTTAATGACTTATTTAAGGGTGATGAGCAAAAGGCTAGAGAGTTCCTTGGAGATCAATACACCGCATATTCTAATTTCTTTGTCAAAACCTCAGATGAGGCTTTGAGGAATATTGAAATCAATTCAAGACGCAACATTGCCATTAAGGAAAATGAGCTTAAAGCATTAAAAATAAAGGCAGCAGAAGAAAGAGCAATCAGACAGCAAGTTGCTGCTGAATCAAGAGTTGCCGTTGATATTGGAGCTGGTAAACTTGAAATCCTAGCCAAAAAGGAGGAAAAATATCTTACAGCTCTAAAAGCTCAAAATCAAGCTGCCAAAGATGAAATCAATAAGAGAGCCAAGGCAGCAGAGGCAGCTAGTGCATCAACAGAGAAACAAGACAAAGCTGCTTATCAGGCTAGGTTAAAGTTACTTGAGCTTGAAAAACAGCAACAAGTCCTGATGGCTCAGATTAGAGGCTCAAAGTTGGGTGAAGTTGGAGCTGAAAAAGTATTCCAGGAGGCAGTCTACAAGCTCAAATTAGAATACAGCACTAAGAACATTGGCATTATTGAGGCAGAAGTAAAAGCTGCTAAACTTCAGCGAGATAAAGCAGCTAAAGACTATGAAGAGGCTGCAAAAAAGGAACTATTAGTAACTAAGGAAGTAAAAGTTCAGGTTGCTCAAGAGGATAAAACTCTTTACGACAAGCGACTTGATGAAATGAAGAAATGGCAAAAGGCTTATGAGGCAGGACTAGCTGCTGAAGTTGAGGCAAAGAGAAAGGCTGAAGAGAGAAAGCAAGAAATTCAAAGTAAAACATTTGAATTGACAGAGGTTATCATTGGTGGTGCATTCGAGATATACCAAAACAGATTAAGTGCTGAGCTTGGATTGCTTCAAAAGAAATATGATGAAGAAATTAGGCTGGCAGATGGCAATCAGCAAAAGATTGATGCACTGAATCAGGAGAAAGACCAGAAGGAAAAAGAATTAAAACTTAAGCAGTTCAAAGCTGATCAAGCAGCAGCATCTGCTAGAGTATTATTTTCATTGGCAGAGCAAATAATGAAGTATGCAGTTAGTAATCCTCCAGCTGCTGTTCTTGCTGGATTTATTGCTGCTGCTCAACTTGGCATCATTGCTTCCCAAAAACCACCAGAGTTTGCAGAAGGAACAAAAGGAAAACCATTTGAAGGAGGTAAAGCAATAGTTGGTGAGCGTGGGGTTGAAAAAGTAGTTACCAAATCCGGAAAAGTTTATTTTACTCCTAATAAGGCATCACTTGTGGAACTACCTGCTGGCTCTCAGGTTATTCCTAACCATGCTCTGAGCAGGCAAGAACTATTCATGGCTAATCACTATGCCAACAGAAGCAGCTCAGGTTCTCCGATGGTTGGAGAGCTTAGAGAACTAGGAAGCATCCTGAAAAGCCTACCCATCACTCAGGTTAGCATGGATGAGCGAGGGTTTGAGAAGTTTATCCGAACACCACGCAGGACAACTAAGATTCTGAATAATCGATTTAGATCAGATTCAAATTAGGTTATTGGTTTAGATTAGAAGTGAAAGTGCCTCTGCTTTGTAGGGGCATTTTCTTTTTACCTTTGTCTCATGGCAAATTGGAGATTTTACCTAGATGGCAATGAAGTGGAAGAACCTATTGGCTGGGATGCCATTGAGTTCACAGCCTTACGCATGGAGAGTCATGGCATTGACCAACCATTCAGCACTGAGGTTAGATTCTACGAGAATGGAGCTAAATACATTAAGCAGATTTATGACACCTATTTCATAAATCAGCCTATTGCCATTACCATTACATCTGATGTTGGCTACAATGGCACAGCCTATGAGTTTGAAGGCTTCCTGAACCTAGCCATCTATCAGGAGCATAATGTCTGTGATACTGACAGCTGGGAGATAACAGTAGGCATTATTGATGACAATTTCAGAGAGCAGTTTAAGGCAAGGCAGGATGTGGAGATTGACCTGACAAGCACCACAGATCTGAATGGAGATGTCATTGATCCATTGACATTTAAGAACATCAGGATGCATAAACAGGAGCTATTACTTATTGCCAATGGTAAAAACCTAGCAGACAGCACTGTTTATACTCAATTCGGCCCATTAGGATTTACTGTTCAAGTTATTGCAATAATCCCAACATATTGGGAGAACAATGATTTTAAGGGAAGTTATGGAAATATTCTTGACACTAATGC